AATTATTACTTAATGGTAATGGACAAGGGTTTGTTGAGTGGTACTATGAATACCTACAAAAAATATTTGACCAAAAAATCCCTTTAATGGATATTGCAAGTAAGGCAAAAATTAAACAATCAATTGATGATTACATCAAAAGAAGTAAAACTAAAACAAAGGCCGGTGCTTTAATGTCGAGACAAGCCCATATGGAACTTGCAATAAATGAAGGTCTTAATGTTAATCTTGGTGATGTAATCTATTATGTAAACAACGGAACAAAGGCTTCACACGGTGATGTTCAGAAAGTAAATAAACCAAAGAAAGGGTGGAATGAAGAACAATTAAAAATTTTCTTTTCAAATACAAAATTAAATCCAGATACGATAGAATCTGTTATACAACTTAACTGTTATAGAATTAACCCCCAAGAATTAGAAAGTAACCCAGGACTTACTGGTGAATATAATATCCAAAGGGCAATTGCAACATTTAATAAAAGAGTAGAACCATTACTTGTTGTTTTTAAAGAAGAAGTAAGAGACGGACTTTTAGTTAAGAATCCAGAAGAAAGACCATTCTTTACAAAAGACCAGTGTGAATTAATTAATGGAGTTCCTTTTGAGGAAAAAGATCAGGATGATATACAAAAAGACCTCATCGATATGGAAAAGGGAGAAGTTGAGTTTTGGGAAAATGTTGGTATAAATCCACAATATATTTACGAATTAGCTGAAGAGGGGTGGGAAGAATATATTTAACCAAGTTTTAAACCGTCACTTGATAGGATATACCAGTTTCCTTCAACAAACTGAAACTGAACACAAGCTCCTTTTTCTAAAAGGAGTTCATCCCATTCTTCATCAATTTGACCAATATCAGTTTTTACAATAACACTAGATAAAGATTTTATTGTAATTTTAGAACTTGTTTCAGAATTTAAAGTAACTTCGGATTGTTCTACGTTTCTTACAATTAATAAAGATTCTTCACCAGTTTTATAGATTGGTTCTGAAATTACTTTATTGGTAACTTGTGGTACTACTACAACTTCACTTGGTATTTCAATCGGAATATGTGTTTGATATTTTACAATATTTTTTCTTGGGGTTATATTCTCAACTCTTATCATATCACATAAATTTGTCTTGGCATTGCTCTGAACTTGAGCTGTTTATTTAAGTTTTCAGCAAGTAATGCTTCACGTTCCATAACTTTTTCTGGTTTCAATCTTGTAAGTCTTCCTTCAGCACCAATAAGTTCATCAATAAGTTTTGTCTTTTCATCTTTAGCTTCAGTTGCCAGTGATGTGTAATCCATAGTTAAATCACCACCTTCACCTGTTTTTAAGTTTCCACTAAACTTACCTCGTACTCTAGATAATGTTTCCTTACAATAAGCAATAAACCATCTTCTAACCCAAACTTGTGCTGGGTTATTTAAATCGTTCCAACCCATTTTATCAAATGGAACATCCGATGGTAGTCTTATTATGTCTGGATTTTCAGCCAAACATTTATCTCTATCACCACCATCATCGTAATACCAATACCAAACTCTACCTATCATCAAAGTTGAATTACCAAAATCAAATTTACCACCAGGTGTATTCATTAAATGAACAGCTTTTTTACCTTCTGGTAATGCTGTTACACGATATGTTAATTCACCGGCAATAATTCTTCTTTGTATGTTAATTTCTTGCATTCTTAATAACATATCAAAAGCTGGCATCATAAAATAACTACCACCCATATTACCCATTTGAGCTAAACCTCCACCTCCTCCGAGACCACCACCAACACCTAAAGAACCAAAAGACCAAGGGTCAAATACCATATTATTTAATTCAGGTGGAGAATACCATAACAATTCGTTTAATTCACGACCAGCTGGAATTTCATATATCTGTTGTTTAGGTACTAATTGTATATAATCTTTCTTCAATACAGAGTCACCACCTGCTTGTAAACCAACAATTTTAGAATACGCATATGTGTAACGTGTTTCGTAATCAAGACTTCTTGTTGTGAAAGCTTTTGTTAATGATTGAGTATCTAAATTAAGATTGTAAAGTGCGGTCCATTGAGATTCGATTAACCAATCTTGTACGTATTGTGAATATTCGTCAATTGAAAATTCAAGAAGAGTGTCCATTTGTTCATCTTCTAATTCAACACTTCTAAGTGGAGCACCAAGTAAGTGTCTTACTTTTGTATACAATTTACTTCTTTCTGGTTCATCAATAATTGCCATTGCGATTTTTATATATAAATATCACAATAAATTATTTTAGTATTCTTCTTACATCCATTTTAAATCTTTCGTTTCTTGAAAGATTCCTAATTATGTCTTGAGGTATATTATCACCTAATCTACCAACACCATATTTTTGACCTAAATTATTAAATAAATCAAGAACTTCTTTTGTTTTTTCATCACCTAATAAAAATTCTGAATATTCTTTAGCTGATATTTTTGGAAATGAAATTTTTCCAACTATTGGTGCAACTTCTGAACCTTTTAATTTTAAAATTTTAGTTGAAAACCGTATCTGTTGTGACCCTTTTGATTTAGGAGCCGTTGTCATTCCAGGAAGTTTAAGTATGTTTTTCAAAGCATTTTTATCATAATAATATAACGCAATTTCAAAATCATCTTTAGGTATTCCAAGTAACATACCGTCAACATCAACTAGTAAATGACTAATTAAATCTTCGGCAATATTTCTAAAATCTTGATTATCACTTCCAATTAATTTTGCTATTACATTTGGTTCACTAACAATACTTTCTAAAAATTTTTTATTTTCTTCACTACCAGTATATGTTTTAATATATTCACCAAGTGAAGATTTTACACCTTTTAATACTGGTGACTCACTTGTGTTTCTAACAATCTTACAAGAAATCTTTGAACTATCTGGACCAATAACATCATAGGGTGTATTTAAACCAGTTGACATTTGTCCACCAAGTAATCCAGAAACTAAAGCCTCAAAATCAAAACCTCTAGTTCTACTTGTTATAAACCTTTGAAAGTAATTATTAAATCTAAATCTTGTTCTTTCAGAAGTATTATTTAAATCTAAAGACATTAAACCAGTAATGGACCTATCAAATTTTAAACCACGTTCTTCAATTTCAGTTGTAATAATATTATTAATTGCTGCTTCAGATGCTTCAGCATCCAAAGGTATTAGTCTAATTTTTTGTAATTCACGATTCATAATCTTTTTCATATCTGGTTGGAATTCTTGACTTTCTAATAGAACTCTTAAAAAAGACTCATTTAATTTTTTCTTAGATTTACCAACATAAAGTTCGTTTACAAATTCCCAATTTACATGGTTCCAGAATTTTTTTATATATTCGTCTCTTTTGTTTCTATATCTAAGATAATAGGCGTGTTCCCACAAATCAAGACCAATAAGTGGATATCCACCATCTTTAACAATATTCATAAGTGGATTATCTTGATTTGGTGTTGACATGATTTTTAATCTATTTGTTTTTGTTAATACAAGCCAAACCCAACCAGAACCAAATCTTTCTTTTGCCACTTCATTAAATTCATCTTTCATTTTTTTAATATTACCATATTGTTTGGTAATTTTATCAAAAATTTCACCTTTTGGTATTTGTTTTTTTGGTGACAACATTTTCCAAAATAATGCGTGGTTAAAAGCACCACCAGCATTATTTCTAACTTTTGTGTCGTATTTACTAATTGATTTTATAATTTCTTCTAAATCAACTTCTTTATAATTTTTTTTAGATAAAGCGTCGTTTAATTTTTTAACATAACCTTTGTAGTGTTTGTTATAGTGAATGTCCATTGTTTCAGGATCAACAAATTGTTTTAATGCTGAATAAGAGTAAGGTAATTTTTCTATACCAATTTTTTTCATTTCTAAAAGAAATTCTTTTTTAATAGTTTGTTTTTCAGTAATTAAAATATTTTCTTTTAATAAATTTATTTTTTTATTAATACCTTCATACATCATTTCTTCTTTTTCTGGAAATCGTTTTTCAAATTTCTTTAATAAGGAACCGGCTTCAGCATTTGCCTCATCTTCCAAAGGACCACCAATACCATCGTTAGTTGGTTTTTTTCCTTTTACATTCATTTGCCATTCGTGTACCCATTCGTGAGCTAAAGTTCTAAAAATATCTCTATTCATTCTTCCTTTAGTTAATATTTTTAATTCAGAATCTTGAGTTCTACTTCCAGATGTCATTGTACCAAATCTTTCACCAGTAAAAATAATTGTAATATCTTCTTTTAATGGATATTTTTTTTGTAAAAATTTAATAAAATCGTTTGCTAACTTTCTGTCTTTTTCAGACATGTCACACTTTATATGTTTTATCTTAACTTTCATTAACTATAAATACATTATAAAATAAAAAACCCCACTTTTAGGTGGGATTAGCTAATTTCTTTTGTTTATTAAATTTAGTATTTCTTCAACAACATCACCAGATTCTTGAACCTCATCACCCATTACAGTACCAATAACTTTTTTCTTTTTATTTAGTATATCATAGATAACACCTTCAATTGTGTTTTCAAAAATTGGGTAATAAACAAGAACATTATTTTTCTGACCGTAACGATATGCTCTATCTTCTGCTTGAGCGTGTTCGGCTGGTACGAATGATAAATCATTCATTATTACAACTTCAGCGGCTGTTAAAGTAAGTCCAACACCGGCCGCTTTTAGGTTACCAACAAAAACTTTAATTTTTTCATTTTCCTGGAATTGGTCAACAGCGTATTGTCTTTGTACTTTATTACAACTACCATCAAGGTATACAGATTCTTTACCAAAATGATTGTGAATTAGTTGTAATGTGTCAGTAAAGTTTGTAAATATTATTACTTTTTTTCCCTGATCTATAATGTTCTGAGCAAAATCAATTGTGTCTTTTACTTTTTCATTTGCAATTACTTTTCTTACTTTCATTAATTTTGAAAACTGAACGGTAAGTGAAGATGATTCTTCTTTTTTATTTTCTAACCATTCATAATATTCACCCATCAAATCTTTATATTCTTTCGATGAGGTTCTTAAATAAACTGGTGTAATAATTTTATCTGGCAAATCTAAAACATTTTCTTTTAATCTTCTTAAAATTTGTTTTGAAGTTCTATCCCTTAATTCTTCTAGGTTTGACGCTCCAGTAACATTCCACACTTTTCTATTTCCAGCTCTAAACTGAAATCCTTGACAATAACGAATAGCATAAGCCATCCAGTTTTGTGCGACTGGACTTTCAATTATATTTAATAAGTTATAATAATTAATTGGTCTGGATGTCATTGGTGTACCAGTTAATAACCAAACTCTTTTTATATTTTTTACAAAATCATTTATAAGTTTTGTTCTTTGAGCTTGAGCGTTTGAAACCATATGGGCTTCATCTAAAATTACAAGTTCAAATTTTGATTGTAATAATAATGAGTTTTCTTTATCTTCTTTACTGTGAAAGTTTTTTAATATATCGTAGTTTACAATAACAAAATCAGCTTCGGTTGAAAATTTTTTACCCTCTGCAATAAAACAGGTTCTATCTGAATAATTTGCGATTTCTCTTTCCCAGTTTATTTTAAGTGATGCTGGACAAACAATCAAAATTTTCTTTGCTCCAGTTTCTAGAGCGGCAATAATTGTTGAGGTTGTCTTACCAAGTCCCATATCATCAGCTAAAATAAATCTTCTGGAACCAACCAGTTTTTCTATTGCTTCTTTCTGATGTGAAAGTGGTGGCCTATGTTCATATTTTGAATAATTAATATTAACCTCATCTACCGTTTGTGATTTAATTAATGATGACTTAGGTACCCAAAATTCGGATAGAACATCCTTTTCAAAAAACTTACCCCATATATGGTAAGACTTATCTTTTTCAACAAGTAGCTTTTCAATGTAAACTTTTTCTGGTGTTTCAAACAAATATCTCTCTTGTGCAAACTTTTTAGCAAAGTAAGGGTCAAGTTCAACCCACTTACGAGCAACCTTTGGCTTTGTATCAAAATATGTTACAACATATTCTGCTTGTGTTCTTGTTGGGTAAAACTTTTTATTTGTTTCTTTTTTGGATTTCATATAAAGAATATGATTATTAGCACCACTATATGTGTCTAATAAATCAAGCGCTTTGTGTTCTAATAATTGTTTTTGCAATTCCAAAATTCCTAGATATAATTAAAAATAATAATAAAAACAATATTTATCAATAAATAGACAAAAATGCAAAACAGAGTTCCGATAACAAGACTGGGTAAATTTTTTGGTGATAGTGATTTTAATCTTGAAATTGAAATGGGTCAAGAGTGGTTAATTGGCGATATGAATTTTACTTGTGTTCTTTATAAAGTTGATAAAACTAAAACAAAAACAGATGATGTTTATGGTGAAACTGTATCAGACGGTATCAAGTTTTTACCACCTATTGAATTTAGTGCATTTGTACAAATTGCAGCACCAGAAAATAAAAACGTAGGTTCAACAAAGAATGTACAACTAGAACCTGGAAACATTACAATTTCAGTTTATTTAAAAACTTTAGAAGAGTTAGGTATTGAAATTGACCTTGGAGATTATGTTGGTTATTACGATACTGAAAATTTTGTTAGATATTATACAGTTGTAAACGATGGTAGAGTAATCTCTGATTTTAAACACACATATAAAGGATATAGACCTTTTTATAAAACAATTGTTGCGGCACCAGTCGGACCTAATGAATTTAGAGCATTATAATAATGGGACTACCAAAAAAAATAAAAAAATATATTCCGCTTACGGAATCTAAAACTTTACTACCACGAAGAAGAGAACTTCGTGATATGATAGAAGCTGATGGAACATTCTTACCAAAAAGTTTATTACATGCTGATTTGGATAGGGGATTTTTAGATTTTGTTCGTGACGAATTAAAATGTGTGGTAGAAGGAAAGACAGTTCCAATGATTGATATTTTAATAACAACACAAAACTGGGCTCAATTTACCGAAACCTGGGATTTTCAAAATATAGATAAAAATACGGAACCACCATTTATTACTGTAATTAGAACACCAGAAGTTAAATACGGTAATAACCCTTCAATTGTATACACAATACCAAATAGGAGATTGTACTTTTATGCTAAAGTACCAACTTGGGATGGAAATAAAAACGGTTATGATATTTACAAAATACCACAACCAGTACCAGTAGACATAACATACACCGTTGCAATTATCTGTAATAGAATGCGTGAAGTTAATAAATTTAACCAAATTGTTATTGAAAAATTTTCATCACTACAAGCTTACCAAACTATTAAGGGACATTATATTCCAATTAAAATGAATAGTATTACAGATGAATCTGTTATGGATTTGGAAAAAAGAAAATATTATATTCAAAAATACGAATTTACAATGATGGGGTTTTTAATAGATGAGGATCAATTTGAAGTAAGTCCAGCAATTACAAGGTCGTTTCAACTATTTGAAACTGAAACACCATATAAAAAGAAAAGACAAAAAAGAGCACAACCACCAGAGCCAACAGTTTATGATGTTGTATTTCCTGTTACAAGTGATGAGGTTGAAGAACTGTTTAATTATACGTTTAAAATGAATCTAACACAATCAAATAATGTAAGTTCGTTTCAAGTCTATATTAATGGTGATTATTATGGGAATGATTTAACTGAAATACAAATTAATACAAATGATACAATTTTGTTTCAAATTGTAAGATTAGATGCAACAAAAGTTGCAAGTTTAGTATATGTTGAAGCGTTAAATTAATCTTCACCATATATATCTTTTTTTTCTTTACATTTTTCTAAAATAAGACTTTCTAAAAACTTATACATTTTTAGTCCACGTTTATCACAATATTTTTTTAAGACATCGTGAACGTCTTTATCAATCTTTAAATTTTTAATCTTTTTTTGTTGTTCTGACATAGGTAGAAAAAAGGTAGAAAAAAAACATACCAAAATATAAATAGTTTATAATAAGTAAAGTTTTTAGTAAAAAGGCTAATATTTATATTAAAATAAATGAATAAATTAAAAAAAGACAATGGCTACTAATAGTAAAGTTTTTGTATCACCAGGAGTTTATACATCAGAAGTTGATTTGAGTTTTGTTGCTCAAAGCGTTGGTGTTACAACTCTAGGAATTGCCGGAGAAACAATTAAAGGTCCAGCATTTGAACCTATCTTTGTTAGAAACTACGATGAATTCCAACAGTATTTTGGTGGGACATCACCAGAAAAATTTGTAAACACACAGATTCCTAAATATGAATCTGCTTATATTGCTAAGGCATATTTACAACAATCAAATCAATTATTTGTCACCAGAATTTTAGGATTATCTGGTTATGATGCTGGACCTTCTTGGTCTATATTAACTAAAGCAAACTTAGACCCAAAAACTTTAGATTATTGGTGTTTAAGTGCTGGTACTGTTTTGTGTGAACCAGCTTGTGTTATTAAAAAAGAATTACCTTTTACTGTTGAATTTAGTGCCTGTACATTAAATACTGGTTTTGTTTCATACACAACAAGTTTCCCAAGCGACATTCAAAATATATTAACTTCTTCTTATGAAGAATTTGACGGTGATTTATCAACACTACAAACACAAATTAATGCTTTAATTTCTGATGTAATAAATAGTAGCAACCCAACTGCAGCACAGAATAATTTTATTAGATATTTTGGTTCTGTTCCACAAGCAGATTATAATAGTTTATATGCTGGTGGTTACACAGCTGAAACAAATGTATTTGCGGTTGACAATGTGGTTTTTGAAAATTCAGACCCAAGTTCACCACAAAACGATTCTTGGTATTACGCATTATTTCAAAATGCTGGAAGTGGATTATATTCTGGTTTTTCTTTCTTTACATCTGTTGACAATTTACAACAAACAAATGTTTATACAAGTTTGAATAATCCTTTTAATCCTTTATTACTACCAACAACAACAACTACAACAACTGGGAATTTTGGTCCTTATAATTTAGTTGTTAGTGTTGCACCAGGATCAATTGTTGTACAGTTTTGTTTATCTTCAACATTACCAGTACCAAATGATGTAACATTATCCTTTGATGCAACAATAGATGTAACAAGTGGATTACCAATATTAATTAGTGATTCTGTAACAATCGAAGCTGGTGAAGTTAGTGGTTGTACTATTGTTAGTTTCCCCAACGATGACTACCAAAGATTGGCAGGTACTGGTTCATTAAGTAATTTAGTATCAAGTGATCCAGCAGAGTTAAACCCGAATGATGTTACAATTAACCTACAATTTATTTGTGACCCAATTTTACCAACAACTACTACAACAACAGTACCACCAATACCAAATGTATGTTTTACAGGTTCGGTAGTTGGTATGATTTATTATTATACTGGTTCATCATTTACTGAATACGATGATTTAGTTGTTACAACTTTACGTTCAAGAGGTATTTCACCATATTCTGACGGAACAAATCCAATTTATGAAGTTACTGGTGTAACTGATGTAACAATTGATATGACTGGTCAATATAGTGGTGTTCTTAAAAATCCATTCTTACCATTTAGTGTTGGGGTTACTAACTATGATGGTAAAGAATTTGACTTTGAAGTATCTTTATCTAATAGTGATGCTAAAAACATTAATAAAGTATTTGGTCGTGGTAATTTTGAAAAACCAAGAACTCAAGTTCCTTTGATGGTTGAAGAGTCTTATTTGAACTTACTTAACTATGCTTGGAGTAAAGGGTATATTAGAGGCTTGAGTGCTGAACTTGTTGTAAGTGAAGGAGCACAAAGCAATGATTTAAACAGTATTGGTTACTACTTAGAAAAATTCCAATCACCAAGTACACCTTGGGTTGTATCAGAATTAAGAGGTACAAAAGTTTATAACTTATTTAAACTATATACAATTTCTGATGGTAATAGTGCTAACACAGAAGTTAAAATATCATTTACTGACTTATCATTTAATAACGAAACGTTTACTGTTTTAATTAGAGATTATTTTGATACGGATGCTAATCCAGTTGTGTTAGAAAAATTCACAAACTGTTCTATGAATCCACAAGAAAACAATTTTATTGCTAAAAAAATTGGTACATTAGATGGTGAATATGAATTGAAATCTAGATACGTTCTTGTTGAGATTAACGAAGATGCTCCGATAGATGCAATTCCTTGTGGTTTTGAAGGTTATACATTTAGAGAGTATCCAGGTGGAAAATCACCATTCCCAGTTTATAAAACTAAATACTTCACACCGGGTGAATTAGTGTTTAACCCTCCTTTTGGTTTATCTAGTGGTGGTGATGACGCATTTACAAGTCCTGGTGACAACATTAGAAGAACATACCTAGGTTTAGGTTCTTATTGGGGTGTTGATACTGACTTCTTCCAATATAAAGGAAAAAGAAAACCATTTAATTTATGTACTGGCGAACCTTTTGATTGGGATTTCAAAACTAAAGGTTTCCATATGGACCAATTTGCTAGTGGAATCACAATTTCTGGTGCATTTGCATCAAGTGGTACTTCAGCATTTGAAGTTGGTGACGCGTCGTTTTCTTCAGAACCTACTGACCCAACTGACCCATATTACAGATTAAACGCTAGAAAATTCACAGTAATGGTTTATGGTGGATTTGATGGTTGGGACATCTATAGAGAATACAGAACAAACGCTGATAAATATACTTTGGGTAGATCAGGATTCTTAAATGGTGCTTGTTCATCTTTACGATTCCCTAAAGGAAAAGGTAATGGATTGTTTAAACAAATTGCAATCGGTGATGGAGCAATAGAATACGGAAACACAGATTACTATGCTTACTTGTTAGGTATTAGAACATTTGCTAACCCAGAAGCTGTAAACATTAATGTATTCACAACCCCAGGTATTGACTTGTATAATAATAGTGACCTTGTTGAAAAAACAATCGATATGATTGAAAATGAAAGAGCGGATTCACTTTATGTTACAACTATGCCAGATTATCAAATGTTTGTTGCAACAACAACTGAAGGTGATAACTTTATCTACCCTCAAGAAGCTGTTGATTTGTTAGAAGAATCAGGAATTGATTCTAACTATACTGCAACATATTACCCTTGGGTACTTACAAGAGATAGTGTAAACAACACACAAATCTATATTCCAGCAACAGCTGAAGTTACAAGAAACTTGGCACTTACTGATAATATTGCATTCCCTTGGTTTGCGGCAGCAGGTTATACTCGTGGTATTGTAAACTCAATTAAAGCTCGTAAGAAGTTAACACAAGAAGACAGAGACGTTCTTTATCTTGGAAGAATTAACCCAATTGCTACGTTTGCTGATGTAGGTACTGTAATCTGGGGTAACAAAACACTTCAAGTAAGAGAATCAGCACTTGATAGAATCAACGTAAGAAGATTGCTATTACAAGCTCGTAAGTTAATTTCTGCTGTGTCTGTAAGATTGTTGTTTGACCAAAACGACCAACAAGTAAGACAAGACTTCTTAAATGCGGTTAACCCAATTTTAGATTCAATAAGAAGAGATAGAGGTTTATATGATTTCCGAGTAACAGTTTCTAACGACACTGAAGATTTGGATAAAAATCAAATGGTAGGTAAAATCTACATTAAACCAACTAAGTCTTTAGAATTTATTGATATCACATTCTACATTACACCAACTGGTGCGTCGTTTGATGATGTATAATAAATTAAAGATTATTATAAAGTGGGGGTCATTGATCCCCATTTTTTATTTTATGTAATATTTATTAATATGAATTATAAAAAATTAGTAAAAGATATTATTCTTGAAATTGCTGTAGATAGGAGATTAAGATTATATGGTTTTGACTGGGACGACAATATTTTGGAAATGCCTACTAAGATTTATTTAAAAAGTGATGAAGGTAACGTTGTTGGAATGTCTACTGAAGACTTTGCAAACTATAGATCACAAATAGGTTCAAAACCTTTTAAATATAAAAAACACATAATTGTTGGTTTTGATGACGATGCTTTTAGGGATTTTAGAAGACCAGATACTTTTTTAAGAGATACAAAAAAAGCAATATTAAAAAATAAAACAGCACCAAGTTTTAAAAAATTTAAAGAAAATTTAATTTACGCAAATCCGTTTTCAATAATTACAGCAAGAGGACATGATCCAAAAGTAATTAGAAAAGGTGTTAGAATGTTTGTTGATTATGTTTTAGAACCAGAAGAAAAAGAAAAAATGGTTAAAAACATTATTTCAATGTTTAAACATGAAGAATTATTTAGTAAAGATTTTATAACAAAATTAAATAGACTTAATCAAGACCAATTAATTGATTTATATCTTGATGAAAAAGGTGATTATTATCCAGTATCGTCAGAAGAATTTGGAGAAAAATTTGGTTTGGACACAAGTGGGGGTGCGGCAAATCCTGAACACGCAAAAAAAGTAGCGCTTTTAGATTTTGTTAACAAATACGATGAATTAATTAGAAGTGGGAAATATGTTAGTGCTTCATTAGGTTTTTCAGATGACGACCCAAGAAATGTTAAAGCAATGGTGGAATTTATTCAAGATGAGTTATCTAAAATGTATCCAGATATAAAATTTAGAGTTTATGATACTTCAGAAGGAGGATATAAACAAATTAAAATAGAAACTGAAAACAATCAAGAAAATAAAAATGAAGATGAATTAATGTTAGAAAGTGTTATTAATAGGATAATATTTAAAATTAAATCAAAGTAAATAGAAAAATTTTTCACAATCATATATTTATCAATAAAGAAAAAATAAACATTAAAAAAAATAAAAAACTATGGCTGATTTATTAATGAAAATGCCAGTTCCGTATGAACCAAAAAGACAGAACAGGTTTATCGTTAGGTTTCCATCAAGTTTGGGGATTAACGAATGGTTTGTTGAAAGTGCATCAAGACCGTCAATTAAAGTAGGTTCAACAGAAATCCAATTTCTAAACACTTCAACTTATGTTGCTGGTAGATTTAACTGGGATCCAATTACAGTTAAATTTAGAGATCCAATTGGACCTTCTGCATCACAAGCTTTAATGGAATGGATGCGTTTATGTGCTGAATCTGTTACTGGTCGTATGGGTTATGCCGCCGGTTATAAAAAGAACGTTGATTTGGAAATGTTAGATCCAACTGGGGTTGTTGTAGAAAAATGGATTTTAGAAGGTACATTTATGACAGACTTGAATTTTGGTTCTTTATCATATTCACAAGATGCAATTGCTGATATTTCAGCAACACTTCGTATGGACCGTTGTATTTTGGTATACTAATTTACTTCAAATATTATTTACTACCCACATAATTTTTGGTTATGTGGGTTTTTTATTTACAAAAAACATATGTAAAGTATTTTTATAATAAAAAAGAATATGGAAACTAATGTTAATGAATATGGTCAAATGAATTTTAATTTACCACACGATGTGGTACCACTTCCATCCGGAGGAATTTTCTATCCAAATAAAAAGAAAAGTGTTAAGGTTGGGTATTTAACAGCTGCCGATGAAAATATAATAGTTAATATGGATACTAATAAATCAATTAAAGAAACTATTATTCTTCCATTATTAAGAAATAAATTATATGAACCAGATTTAAGACCAGAAGATTTATTAGACAGTGATATTGAAGCAATATTATTATTTTTAAGAAATACTTCTTTTGGACCTGAATATGTTGTAAAAGTAACAGACCCACAAACAGGAAAATTATTTGATGCAACAATTTTATTGGATGAATTAAATATAAAAAAGAATGAAGTCCAACCAAATGAAGATGGGACGTTCACACTTATGTTACCTAAAAGTAAGTCAACAGTAAAACTTAAACCATTAGTTATGCGTGACTATCTTGAAATTGAAAGAATTTTAGATACATATCCACAAGGAAGAATACAACCAACAATTACAACAAGACTTAATAAGTTAATTGTTGAAATAGACGGAAAAGCAAACAAAGGGGATATTGCCAAATTTGTTGAAACAATGCCAATTTCAGATTCTAAATATATTAGAAGTTTTATGTTTGAAAATGAACCTAGACTTGATCTATCAAAAGAAGTTATAGCCCCGTCTGGAGAAAGAGCAGTAGTATCTATTGCTTTTGGGGTGGAATTTTTTCGGCCTTTCTTCTCAATATAAGTTAAGACTCATTGATGAGTACGTATTTCTTGCTAGAATGATAAAATTATCATATAGTGATTATCTTATTATGCCAACATATTTCAGAAGATATGTTATTGACAAACTTGTTGAACAAAATCAAGAATAAAGTATTTATAAAATAAAATAATAAATATTATGTTTTCACCAGTAGGAGATAATTCAGGTCAACAAGAAACCCAAGTAAAAGGTAGAACTGGTGAATTTGCAGCAGGAACAGCTACAGCCCCAAAAAATTTCGAAGATTACTATGAAGCAGCCGCAAAAGCTGGTCTTGATTTAAAAGCGCAAACAACCAATTTTATTAGTTTAGTTGGGGGTAATATAAAAGATATTTTAGGTCTAGAATCACAATTAGAAAGACTAATCTATTTAGACGAGCAATCATCAAAAATTAATCAATCACTAGGACTTGGTATAGAAAAAGCTGGTGAATTTAGGCAGTTAGTTGCTGACGCTGGAGCTAAGTATGCAGAAATAGGTTTGAAAATGAACCAGGTAGCCGATGACTATATGAATATTTCAAAGTTATATGGCACAAACATTTCAATGACAGATGAACAACTTTTTGATTTAGCTGCAACAACAAAAGTTACAGGTGTAGAAATAGGTAAGTTAGCCGGAGCCTTCCAAGGCATTGGTGGAAATTTAAGATCGATACCAAGTGAAATGATGAAAGTTGTAAGAGTAGCAAAAGAAGCTGGTACAATAATTAAAGATGTTACAGCAAAAGTTGCTGATAACTTAGGAAAAATGAATTATTATAATTTCCAAGGTGGTATCACAGGTTTAGCAAAAATGGCAGCCCAATCAACAAAACTTGGTGTTGATATGGGTAAAATTTTTCAGTTTGCCGAAACAGTTTTTAATCCAGAAGGTGCGATTAAAACAGCTGCAGCAATGCAAAGACTTGGTGTATCAACATCAGCATTACTAGACCCATTAAGATTAATGGATTTATCAGCAAATGACCCAACTGAATTACAAAATCAAATTGTTACTATGACCAAAGATTTTGTTCAGTTTAACCAAAAACTTGGTAGTTTTGAAATTATGCCTGGCGAAAAAAGAAGATTAAGAGAAATTGCCGAAGCACTTAATATGACTGTTGATGAATTAGCTAAAATGGGAACTGCCGCGGCTAAGTTAGATTATAATATGAAACAAATTAAATTTAGACCTGATATGTCTAAAGAAGATAGAGAATTAGTTGCAACCTTAGCAACAATAAATCCAGAAACAGGTACGGCAGAAATTCAAATTAAAAGAATGGAAAAAGATGCTGAAGGTAATGAGGTTTGGACTGGTAAGATGGATACAATTAAAGCTGGTGAAATGACTACTGACCAATTAAAACAGTTAAGAAAAGAACAAGAATTAGAAGGTGCAACAATGGAAGAAATTGCGAAAAAACAACTTGGTGAACTAGAAAGACTAAACGCCGCCTTTGATGCAACTAAAAAAGCAACAGCTTATTCTATAACAACAGCACAACCATCTCAAAAATTATATAGTGAATTAACAACTGGTGCCAGGGAAAAAATTTTCCAAGACAAAGATAATCCAAATAAAGATGCTTTTATTCCAGAAGAATTTAGAAGAACCGAAAATCAAAGAGAAATGTGGAATTTTTTAGCAAAAAAAATGGGTGATGGTGGTAAAGAACTTATCAATAAAATTAGTAAAATAGAAGATATGAATGATTTACTTGGTTTATTTACCGATGTTTCATCAGGACTTTTAGAGTATTTTACAAATTCAGGTAATTCAGGTATGATGAATGATTTAGATAAAATGAAATCTTTTTTTAGTAGTGGCGGAGCAAATAACACACCAAGTTCTAATAATTCATCTTCTTCAAATATTTCCAATTCATCAGTTAGTACAAATAACAATGTATCAACAAATAGTAACACAAATACTAATGCAAATACTAATGTTAATAACAATATTAACAACCCAAGTTCTAATATTAATTTATCAAATAAAGTTGATTTAACGGTAACGATGGATCCAGCAATAAAAAATGAAGCATTAACAACTTTAATGGGTAACGCAATTACCAAATATTACGAAGACCCAAATAAAATGGCCGAATTTATTAAAAAGATTAATGATATTCAAACAAGTAATAATTTAATTCCAGCTTGGTATAAACCATAATAAACTCATAATTACATTTCAAAAAAATTATTTATAATCTATTTATAAATAAAACTCAAATTAATGTCTGAAAGTTCATTATCGTTCAATTCAACTTCTTCATTTAGGAATAACCTAATGGGTAGGAATTTACAACCCTATAATGTTCCTGGTGCATATAGTCCACCATCTGGAAATGTGAACTATGAAGTATCACCAATGAATGATAGCTCAGTTATTGATTCACCAAATGATTTAATTGGAACAACGGTACAAGCAAACCAACTTTATTCTTTGAATGAATATGGACCAGAAGGTGGTTATAATAATATAATATCAACAGATGGAGAACCTTTACCAGTAACACCAAATCAAGGTGAGTATGGTCAAGACGACGCACAAATAGATTTAGTAAATGAATTTTATATTGATTCAGCATACATTAAAAATATATATGGACCAGAAAGTGGTTACAAAGATTTGGTAATCATTACTGATAACTTTAATAATTTACAGTACTTTTCACCATATGCAACATCAAACGGTAGTGTATTTCAATCAGTACCGATTAATTTCCTTTATTCAATATATAGTCCTTTTGAAATTTTAAGTTCATCAAATCCAACAGGAACACCAGGACCTTTATCACAAGATTCATTACTCGCACAAATTGGTGCTAAAAAATTAAAAGAAGCTTTTGAAAAAAGAATTGCTGATGAGGTAAACAATACAATTAATAGTATTGTTAATTTAGATTCATTACAAGACCCTTTTGAAGCTTCACTTGTTGCATCAGGACAACAACCTTTAATAAATAAAAATTGGAAAATTACAGTTCCAGAAAATCCTTTACTTGCAGCTGTTTCTTTTGCAAATAGATTAAGTGGTACATATTTTCCAGTATCTTTAATTCCTGGTGACTATTTTACAAAACCTTTACAAGGTCAAAATGGTCAAACACAAGGAGCACTTAATGTTGTTAACAACCTAACTGGTGGTGCTTTAGGTTCATTATTACCAAGTTATAAAAACCCTTCTGTTTTATTTTTAGAAAACACAGGTTACGGACAAAAATCAGTATTATTTAAAAGTATTGAATATAACATATATAGACCGAATTATAATAAAGGTTTAATACTTGGCGTTACTGACGCTGTAAATAACTTGTTAGGTGGAAACACAGACGCTGGTGGAAGTGGTTATTATGTTGGTAGTGACCAAGCAGAACCGTCAACAATAAATTCACCGGCAAATGAAATTCCAGTTGATAGATTTGGAAATCAACAACCAAGCCCAGTATATGGTCCAGATACTTTAGGTAAACTATATGAAGGAAATGAAGATAAAATTAAATTTGGATTAGCTGGAAAATCATATTCAAATCAAGGTGGTATTACAGGACAGTTTACTTGGGTATCACCAAAGTATAAAGATAATTTAGGATTTAAAGTTGCACCAGGTGGTGACCCAGTCCAACCTCAAGACCAAGAATTTGATGCGGTTAAAAATGAATTTAATGCTGATACAGAATCAACTGGTTTTGAATTTAAAGGAGGTTCAATACTTGATAATACACAAAGATTAATAAATGCTGCAGATAATGTAATTGGTGCAAAAAGATTACAACACGTAGGAAATGCAATTAATCAAGTTTCGAAAGTATTCAATGACGGATATAAAGAAATGACAAAAGGTTCACAAGTTATTGCATATTATGATAGTGTTACTGATTCGGAAACAATAGGTATTGAAGGAACTGAAGTAGGTAGGGAATATTGTAGAGTATTCCAAAAAGATACACCATATCTTACTTATGCTGATTTACAAAAAACAGATGGTATTACAATTTCAGGTAGAAAATTTCATAATTCTGTATTAGATAACACATATAACTTAAATATAGCACCATTAAGAAATCCTGGGTCAACAAATATATTTGACCAGAAAGTTAAAAAATATATGTTTTCTTTGGAAAACCTTGCTTGGAGAACATCAAGTGAACCAGGTTATACATATGATGATTTACCAGTATGTGAAAGAGGACCTAATGGTGGAAGAATTATGTGGTTTCCACCGTATGATTTAACATTTAGTGATTCATCAACCGCTAACTGGAATCCAACATCTTTTCTTGGAAGGCCAGAACCAATACATACATATAAAAATACAACAAGGACTGGTTCGATATCTTGGAAAATTGTGGTTGACCATCCTGCTATGATGAACACAATTATTAGAAAACAATTAGATAAGTTTTCACCAGAACAAGTTGATTCAATTATGGATTCTTTTTTTGCTGGTTGTGTAAAATATGATTTATACGATTTAGCGGCAAAATTTAATACAATTCCAGTTAATCAACTATATGAATATCAAAAATTATTAGCAGACCCTAGATTAACAGATGAAGAAAAATATGGTATTTTAGATGAAATACCTAAAAATCCTGAACCACAAATTGACGGTTCAGCTGGTGGTGCTGATGATGGTGGTATAAGCACCGGTAACAATGAAAATATTCCAAATAATAATGGTAATGGCGGTACTAATACAACAGTTGTTACTGACCAACAAAAAGAAATAACTAATACTGAATTATCAGAGTGGGTTGGTTATGCGTTTTATTTTGATAATGATTATCCATTCGGGTCTGGAAGTTGGGAAACAACAGTACCTAATAATCAAGATTACCAATATTGGTATGATATCTACTTGAAAAGAAAAACTGTATATAGTTCAACATCAGCACCCTTTAAAGTTAATAGTGGTGGTGCAATATTTACAAGAGCTGAGGTTATACCATTTTTTGACCAAGTAATAATTGGGAATTTTAAAAAAATTAAAGATGAATTATTACCAAAACTTAAAGAAATTATTATAGACCAAGGTGGTACTGTGATTTTAGAACTACAAGGTTCTGCATCAGCACCGGCTTCGGTTGGATATAACGACAATCTTTCACAAAGAAGAAATGATTCAGTAAAAAAATGGTTTTTAAAACAAAAATTAGGAAATGACACAATTGCAACATTACAAAGTCAAGGTAAGGTTAAATTTAAATACACAGCAAGTGGTGAACAGTTTATAATACCACAAACAAATAATGGTGCCGGAAAAGGTGTTAATTGTACCAACAATATAAAAGATGTTAATTTAGGATATGTAACTAATGAATCACAATGGTACAGTGTTCCAGCGATGGTATGTCGTAGAGTTGGGATTAATAGAATAAGTGTTCAGGTACCAAAACCAACACCAACCCCAACACCTTCACCACCAGCACCAACACCACCAGCACCGTCACCAACACTACCAATACCAACAATACCAACACTTACACCTACACCAACATTAAGTGGTGAAATTGTACCTATTCCACCCCCAGTAACACCTAAACCAGTTGACCCGGCAAAAAAGATAAAAGAAGGAATATCAAAGAAAGTACTTAGATTTTTATTTTCTGAATGTGATTATTTTGATTTGATTAAAGAAGACCAACCAATGGTACTTGCAAGTATTCAAGATAAGATAAAGTACTTCCATCCGGCATTTCATTCAACAACACCAGAAGGTTTAAACGCTAGATTAACATTTTTAAATCAATGTGTTAGACCTGGTCAGACAATTCCTGTAATTGGTCCAGATGGTAAACCAAAGTATAATGATGCAAGAAATACATCATTTGGTACACCACCAATATTAGTATTAAGAGTGGGTGATTTTTATCACACTAAAATTGTACCAACTCAATTACAAATAACATACGACCCTTTAATATATGACATAAACCCAGAAGGTATTGGTGTACAACCGATGATTGCAAAAATTTCATTGAGTTTTGATTTTATTGGTGGACATGGTTTAGCGGAGCCAGTTGCACAATTACAAAATGCGTTGTCATTTAATTTTTATGCAAATACTGAAATATATGATGAAAGATCAGTACCAACAGAAAGTACAAAAGAAAAAGATGAAAAACTTGTTGCTCAAATTTTATCAACAAAAGAAACACCACCACCACCAATACAAGTAACTAGTGCTGATATACCAGACATTATAACAAATAACGGTGGGTCAACAATTGGAAAAATATTATCAACAGTTTCTTTTGATAATGGTGAATACGAAGAAGGTGAAATAGAATATACAGATATATTTAAAGAATTGTCTGATAAAACTAAAAATTATTTTACAACAATTTTTGACCAATTAAAAACTGTTAACAACGTAACAAACTACGCCTATATTCAATATTTTTGGAAGACAAGAAAATATAACAATGGTAAATTAGCACAATACAATGTAGGTGATTTTGAAGAAACCGAAATTTTTGGTAAACCAGAAAAGGTTGAAAAAATCATTAGTGAAAAAATTAAAGATGCAATAAAAGATATTAAAGATGACCAAAACCCAATAATTTCAAAGGTTAAGGCAAATCCATTGGAATTTCCAGATTCGGCTATAAGACAATTAAAAAATAAACTTATAGATATAGTATCACAAAGGGAAGATGAAATAAATGAAGCTTTGGTTGGACCACAAAATGAAATAACAAATTATCAACAAGATTATGTACAGACTTTTAGAAAATTAGACGTTGTTAGTAAAGAAATTGATGGTTATAAATTAGATACTGGTAAATATAAAGTTTACAATCTAAAACTGACAGACCCTGTAACTGGTGATACTTTTTCAGACATTTCTGAAAATTATCAATTTAAAACAAAAAATATACTTTTAGATTATTTAACTGATTTAGATGAAGGTGGCGTTATAGATGAAACAGCTATTGATAATTCAAATGATTTTTCACCTGTTCTTTTTGATAAGTTTGAAACATTTGAAGAAGCAAGATTTTATTTGGTTATGTCAACAATATTTACAGACGATGCAAAATACAAAATATTTGTTGAAAGTTTAATGACCGAACTAGTTAAGAAAAATACTTTTATGGAACTTGATATTCGTGAAGAATGTGAAAGATTAAAAACTTTGTTTATTGAAGAATTTGATGCTGAAAAAAAACTTATTGATATTTTTGAAAATAGTCCGTCATATGAAGCCTATAAAAATTATATAATTGAACCATTTGATACTAAATTAGCCTACTCAACTAAAAAAGATAACAACTATAAAGATAATGAAAAAATTCTAAAACAAACATATTCAGATATTAATATTAATAACGATAATAACTTTAATAATAAAATAACATTTAATTGATATGGCACAACAATATTATAATAGATATGCAATGTTTTTACAAAATGGACAACAAACTGTTGTACCATATGTTAATTTACAAAGTAAACCATCTGATAAAAAACATATATATAGATTTGGACAGTCTAGATTGGATAAAATATCACAACAATACTACGATAGTCCTTTATTTGGTTGGTTAATTATGCAAGCAAATCCAAGATATACTGGTATGGAAACAAATATACCTGATGGTGCTGTATTGACTATTCCATATCCGTTACTAACTTCTGTACAAGAATATAAAAGTGCAATAGATAACCATTTCTTTTACTATGGAAGATAACTCAGAAAATATATTAGTTGAATTTGATTATCAAAACATATCAGTAATTGATCCAAACAAAGTAATTGATTCTGAAGGTAAAATCAAAGATAGAGAAATTAAACACGAAGATTTAGTAATGTACGCAAATTTGGAATGTGCTGTACTTCCAAGAACTAAACTGGCTGTTGGTGTTCCAGCAAATGAGGCGGTAAGAACAATTTCTGTTGGTAAAATTAATTTTTTAAATCCTGGTTTTAAACAATTTTTAGACACGAATTGGTCTGACGAATTAACAGGTAAAGGAACAATAGAAGGTAAAGGTGTTAATCAACCAAAAATAACTATAACACAAAATCCAAATTTATCTGACGATTATTATGTAAACCAAACATTATATTCAAATGGTGTTGAAGGAAATGTTGATAATGGTTTATTGGGTATTACACAAATTAATATTGATTATGGTTTAGAATTTATGCCAACTATTTCTATAACATTTGAAGATGTTAAAGGGAGAGCCCTATTTGAAGCCGGAAATAATTCACCCTATGCAGCCTTTTTTCAATTACCGTACCCAATTTTTTATTTGACAATAAAAGGATATATTGGTAAAGCAGTAAGACTACCATTAATGTTACACACTTTTAGTAGTTCTTTTGACCCTTCTACTCATAATTTTAGAATAAATTGTCAGTTTTATACTTACAAATATACAATTATGAATCAAGTTAGTTGGCCAGCAATGTATGCTGTACCATCAATGTACCAACTATCAATAACAAAACAAAAAACATCGTCAACAAATTCTTCTGGTGGTAATTCACAAACAGAAATAGTTACATCTAGTTTAGGTCTTCAAAAAATGAAAGAATTGTATCAGGAATATAAAGCAAAAGGTTTAATTGATGAATCTTTTCCAGAAATAACAATACTCCAATTAAAAGAAAAATTAGAAAAATTAATTGTAACAATAGAAGAAAAATTCAAAAAACAAAATTTAGATAAATTAAATAAACTTGAAAATTATTTAGAAAATTTTAATGAATATCAGAGTAAAGTTTATTATTATTTAGGTCTTGATTCTTGGAAAAATAAGTGGTTAGATAATGAAAATGTTTTTATAAAAAATGACAAACAAAAAACTATTTTATATAGATATAAACCAGAATTTAATGACGCAAATAGTAAATCGACAGCTATAACAGAGTTAGATGGGATAATAAAAGAGTATAACAATAAATTAATATCAAATCCTGTTGTTGGCAAAGACATACCAATTCCAATAAAAGTATCTACCTTTTTTCAAAATGTTAATATTGGTGAAATCAATGTTTCAGAAACGTATAATAAAAGAATTGGAAAAACCTTTTCAGGTTTAACAACAAGTCAAGAATACATTGATTACAGAAATTCATTAAATAAAGAAATTTCTGACTATAGTAATGTAGGACAATACCCAGGTTTAGCTTTTTTTGAAGGACCAAAATCTTTTATAGAGTTAATGAACAAAATAAAAGAAAAATATGAAATAAAGAAAAAAGAAGTAGAAGATGGGATTACAAAAGAAATACAGGCAGAATTTTCAAACCCAACAAACGGATTAGGTTTTCAACCAACAATAAGAAATGTTTTAGCTGTATTTTTTGCTCAAGGTGAAGCTTTTTTAAGAATGATGGACGATGTCCACACAAAAGCTTGGGATTTAAGAAATGATACAAATAGAAAAAAAGCAGTTTTTAATACAAGTACAACAGCACAAAGTGTTGATGTTAAAAATTCAGAACTAGATTCTCCAGTATATCCTTGGCCACAAATAATAAAAGAATCATTTGAAGAAGGTAAAGAAAAATACATATTATCTTATCCTGGCGATGATGATTTAGCTTTACAATTTAACGCATATAATCCAGAAATTTGGCCGGAAGTACAATTTGTTGAAGAATTTTTAAGAGGTTATACACAAGTTAGTCCGCCAAAATTTGACAACGGACCAACTGGTAATTTTATAGAAAGACCAAATAGATTTAGTTTTAATGCTACTGAATTTACAATTGGAAATGATGTTTATCAAAATACAGAAGAAGTAAAATTTTTCTATGAAATTTATGAAAGAATGTTTGTAAATTCTTTTTATTCTAAATTTAATCGAAAAAGTATTAAAGATAATAATATACAACAATATGTTGGTGAATCAGAAACAACAGACATACTTAAAGCTATAAGTGATGATAACCCATTTATAAGTCAAAAGTTAAAAGAATATAATATAAACGCATCGATTTATCCTAGTTTTTTAAGACACATCTCAAACCAAGGAGAAGGACAAAGTTGGCAAAACTTTATTCGTGGTGTTATTAATACTCCATATTTAAAAAATGATACAGACGTTTCATTTTTTATGTACAAAGGTTCTATTCTTGACGAAGATAAAGCACTCCCAAATGTAGGTTTAACAAATGAACAACCAGTTATAAATTATTTTGGTGGTTCTGTTATTAATGATGAATATGATTTTACAGATTTATATCCGTTAACGGATTTAGACTGGTGTAAAGATTACTTAGCAAATGGTAAAGCAATCCAATCAAAAGTAGATGTGTTTAAAACAAGTGATACTTTAGAATACGATAAGTCAATAAAACTTATAAAAAACAAAAATAATCTTTCACCTATTTTAAATTTTAATTACAAGAATAGTGTTTTTGATCAAACACTTAATTTACAAAATTTAGAAACTTTTTATAAAGAAAGAAAAATTAAAGAACAATATGCAACGGAAGGTAATGTGGTTTATGAAAACTATGATGGTAAACTTGTTGCTAAACAAACAACTTCATTATTTAATACACCATACTTTGCAAATGCGATTCAAAAAGGTTTATTTGAATTTAGGTATAGTTTAATTGAAAAGTCACCATATAAGGCCGCAGCTTATTTATTTTTGAATAGTTTACCTCTGGCAACATTAAGAGATAAATATCGAACATATAATTCAGATGGTTCTGTTGTGACAAATAGTTATATTCTACCATCTTTAAAAAAGTTTGGTGCAATTCACGAAGTACCGTACGCTTGGGTGTTAAAATATGGTGGAATTTGGCATAGGTACAAAAAATTCAAACTTGATGGTGTTGATATCTTAGATGGAATTTGGGAAGATACAGATTATGTTGGTAATTACGACCCAGCTTTTTCGTCAACAACAACACAATATAATGTACAGGTTGATGGTACAAATTATGATATAGTTCTAGATGGTGTTAATACTTCTGGACCTAATCAAAAAACAGTAATAAATACTGGTTTTTATCCTAAACTACTTGATGACTTTCACGTATTTTTTAAAGGAACAAAATTATTTAGTCAGACATCAAATATCGAAGGTACATATTACGTTACTGGTAACACACTTGAAGTTGTGTCTTTAAATTTTATCGCATTAGAACCAGGATTAGTCTTATCTGGCTCAACTTTAGCACCAGGAACAACAATTATACAACAATTAACTGGTACAACTGGTAGTACTGGAACATACATAATTAGTCCAGTACAAGGGATTGTTGTTTCACCACCAACAGTTGCACAACCTTTTATTGTTACAAACAAACCAATACCTGGTTATCAAAATTCTAATATACAAGATGCCTTAAATGAAAATTTTAGAATGGTCCCAACAACAAGTGCATTAATTAATGAAGGGCCTGGGATTCTTTCACCAAATAGTTCATTAATATGTCTTCCTTGGAGTTGTTATACATTAACACCAGACAAAAAATCAATTTATGTTTTACCATCATTTGGTTCAAATGTGAATCAAGCAAAACAAGAATGTTTTAATAACAATGGTAGTATGAAAATTGATATTAGTAACAATCCTGCAGTACACAATGGTGCAACAAGATTGTTCTGGAAAGCACCAAATTATGGTTATTTTGATAATTCTAAATTAGCAAAACCTCAACCAGATGAATACATAAGGGAAATTTTTACAAATGAAGAAGAACAACAAAACTTTGGAATTTTTGGTGACCCAACAAAGTATTCAAAAATAAGTGAATTGTTTACAACATTTACACCAGAAATTCTAGACCAATTTGAAAATCAATTTTTATTATTTAGTAAGTCTGTTTATGACTTTGAAAGTAATTTACAACCAAGAGAAGAAGAAATTACTGTCGAAGAAACTAATGAAAATTTTCAAGGTCTAATGAGAACTATGTTTAAAACAATTAACCCTGAAGGTTTTACAGGAACAGCACTAATAAATGAAATAACTGAAAATCAAAAAAAGTCATTTCAAAAAACCATTGAAACATTTATGGATTATCAAGTTGTTTTTAAATATGGTAATCCATCAAACTTTGATAAAAAAATGTTTTATACGTTTTCAACAGACTTTATTGAAGATCCTTACACTTGGGCTGGATATGTTCAAAATTCACCTGGTCTTTTACCAACACAAGGTGGTACAATAACATTAGCTCAATCAAAAACACAAAGTCCAGAAACTTGGAAAGCGTTAGAAACGTATGTTGGTTTTTCTGAAATACCAGAATTAGAATATACAAATAATGGTTCATAC